TTTCAAGCAGAAGACGGCATACGACTTTGAAATCGATAGAAGAATGTATGCAAAAGCAAAAGAAGAAATGTTAAGCGATGTAAAAGTACAAACAAGTTTAATGGAATTTGCAGAATAGGCTGTGATGAAGATTGCTAATAAATAGCAATAAAAAGGGGTTGCTATAGTGTGCGTATTACTGTACGCGTTGATTAAGTAAAGGATATAGAGTTGAAGAACGATAGAAATAAACAATATAAACGAGCATATTGGTTGATGCGTGATTATTTAAGTTACTATGAATTAACGGCCCCAGATGGTGGCGACTTTTGGGATTGGTGGTTTAGTTAAATGTTGAGGGCAAATAAATGGTCAACAGGTATGTAAAAAAATATAACGAAGTTAAAGCTATACAATACAACGGTATTAACGTTATGGAAATCGTTGATTTTGTTGGTGATGTAATTGGTATTGATTGGTATGAAAACGCATCATTAGAAATCACAACAGATGATGGAAGAATCGAATGTTTTAAAGGTAATTATATTGTTAAAGATCATAAAGGTAAAATTAAAGTTTACGAGATTGATGAATTTGAAAAGAATTATAGAGAGGTAGAAGATGATTAGTGATAAACAAGGTCAAGAATGGGTACTACGAAAGCTATATGATGCGGGGTGGCGATATTATGTTAAAAATGCTGGTGGTTGTTCATTTTTAACAACAAATACACCAGTTATATTTAATGATCGAGTGGATATAATGGTTGGTGGACGCATTCGATATGCTGGGTTGATTGGGAAAGTCTTACCTAGTTTAAATGAAAACGAAATTCTAGATATTGCTGAATATCTAGGTATTGTTGACTGGAGCAAAGTAAAGGTTGATACACCTATATTAGTTAGAGAATTAGATGGCTGTCCTTGGAAAAAACGTTATTTTGCATTTTTTGATGGTAGAATTGTACAGGCTTGGAAATATGGTGCAACATCTTGGAGCATAGTGAATAAAAGAGATACCACCTCTTGGCCATACGCAAAACTAGCAGAGGTATAAATATATGAATAAATACTTGATTACATTCGAGAGTGGTAATTATGAAAGGACTATGAGTGTAAGTTGGATTTTAGAACATCAAATTAGATGAAAAGGGGAATTAAATAAATGAACGAAAATCAATTTGAACGTGTGACAGGATATGAAGATGCTGATTTACCTGAACGAAAAACAGAATATGCAGCAGGATATGACGTTAAACCTTATGAGACTGGCGTCGTATTACCACATCAAACAAAACTCATTCATACTGGCATTAAATGCAGATTGAACTATGATGAACATATTCAACTGCATTTAAGATCAAGTGTGGGTATTAATAATGATGTCATGCTTGCTAATGGTACAGGTATTATCGATGCTGACTACTACAACAATGACGATAATGAAGGTCATATCATGATACCAATTAGAAACTTAGGAGATAAGCCGTTTGAATATAATAAGAACGAAAGATTGGTGCAATTAATTATCGTACCATATCGTATTACGGCTAAGGATAGGACTACAAGGAAACGTACAGGTGGTTTTGGAAGCACTGGTAATAAATAATGGCGATTAAACATAAGAGAATCATTGATAAAAAAATGATTAAAGCAATTAGAACAAACCATTGTGAATACTGTGGCAGACTATGTAATATAGAACCACATCATGTATTTTCTCGTGGTAGTGGTGGTGGAGATATCAGAGAAAATCTAATTCAATTATGCAGTCAATGTCATGTCAATACACATGCAGGAAACATGCCTAACAAAGAAACTTGTTTAAAAATTATAGCTAAAAGAGAACATACTGATGCGGAAACGATATATGTAATAAATCGTAAAGCAATGGGATATGAGATATAAAAGGGTGATAATTTATAACGGGAGGTGATGTGGATACATGGACAAAGAAGACGAAAAGAAATATATAAGGAAGGCAATTGAATATTTAAAGCCGATTAAATCCTGTACATTAGAAATACAATCAGCCAAACGGGAATTACAAAGATTAAGGAGTGATATCACTTCGCTAAGTGCAATAGATTATAGTAAGGATCGTGTATCAGGTGGCGGTATTAAAGAAGGGTTAGAAGCTAGTATAGCTAAGATGTTAGAAAGTGAATCCAAATGCCTTGAGAAAACAAATGCATTGATTCAGCTACGCGAAGATGCAAGAAAACATATTGAGTGCTTACGATGTGTTGAGGGGAAGATAGCATTGATGCAAGAATATATTAATGGTATGTCATTTAAAGGTGTGGTATCATTTATAGGGTATAGTAAAACACAGGTACAGTCATATAAAAAGGAAGCATTAATTGAATTAGGTCGAGAATTGACCCAAATAGTACCAAACTGACCCAAATAGTACCAAACTGGTATTTCGATATGTGATATTATATATATGTGAAAATTGCCACTGAGCAATCATTCACCAAATCACTCAAAACAAAATATTAGGCTCGTGTAACCATTCAGTTACACGGGCCTTTTGTTTTGTACATATGATATACCCCCACCCCCTGGTGCCTATTGAATACACACAACTCACCAATCAATGATTCATGTTTGACCTCTTTGAATATATAACTACACAACCTTAAGATACACTTATACCTTGTGAGTTGTGTGTATTGAGTAGGCGATGAAAGGATGTGAACGGTATGCCTAATGTGATATGTCATAAGACTGCATGTTTAGATAATCATCATGGAATGTGTGGTGCTAACAAAATAGTAATAAAAGCTAATGGTTATTGCAGTTCATGTTCGCATGCACACCATATGATGAGACATGTGGATAGGGATGAGGCACGGCACCGTCATGAAGATGAGCGCCGCCTGTCTCATCGTAAAAATAAAAATAAATTTTAAATATTGAATATATTATTTTAAATTTGGATATTTTTTTATGGGTCCTTCTGGCCAAGGTTGATACCTTGCGGTGGCCGAGACCCCAAAATTTGCCTAGATTTTAATTTTTTTATGGCCTTGCTAGTGATACAGGTAATGAAAGGAGGCTGATTGATAAGTGAAAATTACAGATGATTTGAAAACAGCAACAGCCTCTCAGTCGAACTTGGCAAAAGCACTTGGGCTCTCGCGTCAACGTGTTTCGCAACTGCTCCAAGAAGGGGTTTTAGCAACGGATGAAAAGAACCAAATTCTGGTTATCAAATCCGTTATCAATTATGTCAAATATAAGGGCCAATCTTCTGCTGAAGAGGAAAGCAGTTCCGATGATGCGATATTCGAGGTTGAAAAGGCCAAGAATGAACGTGCGAAGCGCAAGATTGCTGAGTTGAAGCTAGCCAAAATGAACGGCGAAGTGTACTCAGCAGATACTGTAGAACAGGTTATGACAGAAATGCTTGTGAATTTGCGTACACAATTATTAGGATTGCCAACAAAACTGGCTCCACAATTACAGAATGTAACAAAAGAGGAAGCATATAACCTGTTAACTCAAGAAATCGAGGACAAATTATCAGAATTAAGTGAATATACGCCGTCATTATTCATGGATAGCGATGATTTAGACGACGATAAAGCGCCAAATTAGGCGCTTTTTTAATGCAAAAAAGGAGGTGATAGCATGAAAACGGCAAAAGAATTGTGGCAATACGTCTCTAAAATGGGTCTAAAACCACTACCAAAAACCAGTGTTAGCCAATGGGCTGACGATTATCGCATGCTATCACAAGGCCTTTCTGCTGAACCAGGACGATGGAAAACGAGTAGAGCGCCATATCAAAAGGATATTATGGATGCTTTCACGCAACCTGGTATCAATCGTGTAGTGGTTAAGAGCGCCAGTCAAGTGGGAAAATCAGATATCATGAATAATGTCCTAGGGCGATACGCTCATCTTGATCCATGTGCGGTGATGATGATTCAACCGACTATCGAATTGGCTCAAGATTATTCAAAATCTCGTATTTCTCCAATGATCCGTGATACAAAAGTACTATCACAGGTATTCTATGAAACGAAATCTGAAGACGGTGCCAAAACAAGAGATGGTAAGAACACAATCTTATCTAAGTTATTCCCTGGTGGTCGTCTTATTATGTGTGGGGCGAACAGTCCGGCAGGATTGGCATCACGTCCTGTGCGTGTGCTACTTGCGGACGAAGTAGACCGATTCCCAGATAGTGCCGGTACAGAAGGTGACCCAGTAGACCTTGCTGCCAAACGTATGACAACATTCTGGAATAGAGTTATGGGGCTATTCTCCACGCCAACTAATGAAGGTAGCTCACGAATCGATGTAGAGTATCAAACAGGTACGCAAGAAGAGTGGCAACATGAGTGTCCTAATTGTGGTGAGTATCATTTGATACGACATACTGAGATGGAATGTGAGACAGAGGAACATAAGGACACTAAAGGCCGGAAGATTGTAGTAGTTAGTGATGTGAAATGGCGGTGTCCAGATTGCGGATCTACATTCTCTGAAGACGAAATGCGGAAAGTCCCTCAAAAGTACATATCGAAAAACCCAGCTGCGTTGCATAATGGCATACGCAGTTTTTTTGTGAATGGATTCACGTCTCCGTGGCTCACATGGAATGACATAATGAGGGAATGGCTAGAGGCAAAAGGTGACCCTACACGTGAAAAAGTAGTTATGAATACTCGTTTTGGTGAATCATATGCGCAACAAGGTGCATTCGAAGACTATCAACAATTCATTAGGCGCCGTGAGAAGTACGGCGCAGACCTTCCGGACGGTGTGTTACTGCTAACTGGTGCCGTCGATACACAAGACAACCGGTTAGAGTATGAAATCACCGGTTGGGGGTACGGTGAAGAATGTTGGGGGATCTGTAAGGGTGTTATCTTAGGAGAACCTGATAATAAAGCGACATGGGATGCACTTGATGCGGTACTTGATAAGGTGTACCGATTTAAGAACGGAACAGGGCTTAAAGTAGCACGTGCTTTCATTGACTCCGGCGGTCACTACACGTCAAAAGTATATGAATACTGTGAAAAGAACTTCAGCAAGCAACGATTTGCCATCAAAGGTACGGCCGGAACACCTGGCATACCGTTAAATTATAAGATTGGTAAAGCATCTGGAAGCAAGATTCCACTTGTCATGCTAGGTGTAGACGATGGGAAACAACAGGTAATGAACCGATTGGCCATCGATGAACCTGGCGATAAGTACTTTCATTTCCCTTTGGATGAAGAATTCCTAGGAACTAGAGGGTATGACGAGTTGTATTTCAAAGGGATCATTTCGGAACACAAGAAGAAAGTAAAACGTAAGGGCGTTATCCATGAAATATGGGAACCTACTGCAGGGGTTCGTAATGAACCTTTGGACTTACGTGTATATAACCTAGCGTGTATGAACTCAATACATCCTGATTGGGATAGATTGGCGGAAGTAGTTAAAGGTGGAGGCCATTCCACTACAGCAGTAACTACTCAACGAAAGAAACCAATGCGGAAACGTGTTCGCAGAGCTAGTAAAGCAGCAGATATTTAGGAGGATGTATGGCAACTAGTTATTCAAGTAAGCCAAGGCTAATTGATGTCCGGTTAGAGTGGTACGTCAAGGCTGAGGAAGCAATATTGACTGGCCAAAGCTATACAATCGGAAATCGGACTCTTACAAGGGCAAATTTAGCAGAGGTAAGAAAAATGATTGATGATTTAGTGGCAAGAGGCGCCAAATTACCTGGTATGGATACCGATAATGGACGTGGAAACCGGTCAAAAAGGGTAGTTTTTAGAGATTAGGAGACTAAAATGGCGAGAAAAAACAAGAAATTTAGCGCTAAAATAGGCACTCCGAGGGCTAAAAATAGCGGATATAGTGAGGGAGGAGCCTCTCATAATAACAAATCATTGAAGGGATATAACCCTAGAAAACTGGGTTATAAGGCTGATATTGGTGCAAATCTATCAACTTTACGTGACAGATCCGCAGATTTAGCCATCAATACACCAGTCGGAACGGCTGCAATCAATACGAGTACTACTCATACAGTAGGTGCAGGTCTCAACGTGTTCCCTAGACCTAAGTTTCAAATCTTGGGAATCAGTGCAGAGGAGGCTAGAGCATGGGCTCGTAAGGTTCGCGCTGAGTTTGACTTATGGGCAGAGTCAAAAGACTGTGATATTTATCGAAAAAACAATTTATATGATATGCAAAGCATAGCATATCAAGGATATCTCACAGATGGTGATAGTTTTGCGGTATTTAGGCGCAAGCCAACAACACCAGACATGCCGTATACATTGCGACTTCAATTGATTGAAGGTACTCGAGTAAGTAATCCGCTTACTGATTCCACGTATGTTACAGGCGACCCAACTGGTGTTGAAGCGCTTAACCCAGATAATGGGAACCGCATATTGAATGGTGTGGAAATTGATACTGACGGTGCAATTGTAGCCTACTGGGTATCCAATCAAGTACCTGGTGAACCAATTACAAGCATGTTAACGACATGGGCAAGGGTAGAAGCATACGGCAAGCGAACAAGTATTCCGAATGTACTACAAATTAGTAATGATACTAGACCTGAGCAGTATAGAGGGGTGCCTTATTTAGCTCCAGTTATTGAAACGCTAAAGCAAGTGTATCGATACACAAATGCAGAGCTTACCTCTGCCATTATTAAATCGTACTTCGCATTATTTTTTACGGAAGCCGTGACTAACTCCGGTTCGTTAAATGATATGTTGGCCGACAATGGTGTTGATGATCCGACGGAACCAGTAGTCGATGTATCAGAATACAATTTAGGGCCTGGTACATTAAACGCTTTACCGAAAGGCGTGGATGTTAAGAGCGTGGATGCATCCAATGCTCAATCTACTTTTGAAGTATTTAGTACTCAGCTTATCAAACAAGTAGGTGCTGCACTCAATCAGCCTTACGAAGTATTGATGAAGAACTTCAATTCCTCGTATTCTGCAAGCCGTGCAGCAATGTTACAGGCTTGGGAGGAATATAAACTACGGCGCAAGTGGTTCGCTCGTGACTTCTGTCAACCAATCTATGAAGTGTGGTTAATGGAAGCCGTAGCGAATGGACGAATTGAAGCGCCTGGTTTCTTTGACGATCCATTGATTCGAAAAGCATGGTGCAATGCTGATTGGTTTGGACCTACGATGTCAATCCTTGACCCTGTTAAGGATATGAATGGTAGTACACTTCGCGTTCAGAATGGCGTTTCTACTCGTGAGCGTGAAGCGGCCGAAATGACAGGGACAGACCTTGAAGAAAACATTGCTCAACTTGCTTTTGAAAAGCAACTCATGGAGAAATATGGCATGGGGCTAGCTGATGCGGTTAATCCTTCCGTTGGCTCTAAATCTGAAGCGAAAGGAGGTGAAGAGGATGAATAAATTTTGGTCTGTTAAGAATTTTGTAAATCAAGATGGTACCGGTCAATCTGAATTGATTTTGTATGGTGATATTTCTGATACCTCTTGGTGGGGTGATGAAATTACACCACGTGAATTTGCAAGTGACTTGGCTAGTTGTAATGGTAATGACTTAACAATGCGCATCAACTCTGGCGGTGGTGACGTGTTCGCAGCGCAAGCCATTCATAACATGATTAAGACTTACACAGGTAACGTAACAGCACACATTGATGGATTGTGCGCAAGCGCAGCTACGATTATTGCGTGCGCTGCCGATAAGGTAATTATGCCAAGTAATGCATTGTACATGATTCACAATCCATCTGTATTTCTAGGCGATAGCTTTGATGCGGACGGATTAACAAAAATGGCAAACTATTTGGCAAGTGTTAAACAAACAATTGCAAACGTTTATTTGAGCCGTAGCGACGTTTTGACGTCTGAACAGGTAAATACACTTATGGATGATGAAACGTGGCTCACAGCGGACGAGGCGAAGTCATACGGCCTAATTGATGAAGTAGATACAGCGATTACGGACAAAGCTGTTATGAATAACGGAATGGTTATCGTAAACAAAGTGTCTTGCAAATACTCGGCCAAGAATGAAGCTAAAATCAAACAATTTTTAACACATAAGGAGAAACCTATGACTGAAAACCAATTCATGGCAAGCTTAAAAGGTTTGCTCGGTATTTCTACAAATGAACCTGCAGAAAACGCAGCAGTAACAGCAGAACGCGAACGCGTTGAAGCATTAAATGCGTTAAAAGGTGACAATGAAGTCATCAATCGTTTAGTTGATGTGGCTGTTACAGAAGGTAAGACTGTAGATGAAGTAAGACCTTTCATCTCTGCCGTATCTGATATTCCTGCAACTGATAACAAAGTAGTCGACCAAATTCGACAATTAGTTATTGACCAAATGGAATCCGGTGCAGATAAAGTGGCACCTCAAGGTGCATCTACACCAGAAACCAACGATGCAGTAGCAAAAGCTAGTGCAATTGATGAAGTCGTAGCATTTGCAAATGCTAAGAAAGGCGGTAAATAATGGCATATTTCGAACAAGTAAATGGTGTCGCAGCTGATTACCTATTAGGTGGTGGCGGTGTACCGGTATTAACTCAAAATGTAAAAGTAGCAGCTGGCGATTATAAACGTGGCCAAGTTCTTGAAAACAATGCTGGTATATTTCAAAAAATTACAACAACTGGTAAACCAGCTGGCATCGTAGTATCTGATACTACTGCAACTACTGACCACAATGTATTGACTGTATACATTTCCGGTCGCTTTAATCGTGAAGTATTGGTAGTTGACCAAGCTTATAAAATTAATGATCATGAAGCGGACTTCAAGGACGCTCACTTATTCTTAACTAGCATTAAATAGGGGGAACTATATAATGGCAATTGATTTCAAAGATACATTTTCCTTGATGCAAGCTGTAGAACGTATGAAAGCACCGGCAAGTTTCTTGCTTGATACTTTCTTTCCACAAGTTCCAGCAGTTGCAACTTCTAAAAAAATCGCAGTAGAAACTCGTAAACGTGGTCGCACATTAGCACCTTTCGTATCTCGTGGTGCATCTGGCGTTAATGTTAAACGTGCAGGATCTAAAATTGCTTTATACGAAGCACCTATGATGGGCCCTCGTACAGTTATTGACCCAGAACAACTTGATCAACGTGCATTTGCTGAAAACATTGTGTCTACAATGACACCTGCACAACGTGCCGCACAAATGCAAGCTGAAGATTTGTCTTACTTACAAGGCACAATTATTAATCGTAAAAATAAAATGGCAGCCGATTTGCTTACTACTGGTAAATGCAAAATCGAAGGCTATGCTGACGATGGTGAAACAGTTCAAGTTGATGAAATTGATTTCGAATTTGAACAAGACATTACACCTACTACTACTTGGGACCAAGCGGGTGCTGACATTTATGGCGACTTGAAAATGGCGTCCGAAAAAATTCAAGAAAACGCAGGTATCGTTCCAACTGTGTTAGTCGTTGGTAAAAACGTTGAAAAATACATTCTTGATAATGCATCCATCAACAAAATGTTAGCAATTCCTAATCGCGAAAACATGTCTATGTTCAGTTTTGCTCCTGAATACTTGTCTCCACAAGTTCGATATGTTGGCCGTATCATGTCTTTGAATATTGATGTGTACGCATACCTTGAAACATATCAAGATGATGAAGGTAAAGTAAAATCCTTTATTGGTGATGATGCAGCAGTATTAGGTGTTCCTGGCCGTGGCCGTCAACAACATGCAGCAGTAACATTGCTCAACGATGACAATCAATTCACAACATATGCAGGCATTTATGTACCTTACTACTATGCTAATAAGGCTACACAAGAATTAACATTGTCTGTATACTCCCGTTGCGTATTGATTCCTGAAACTATCGACGATTGGGCTACTATTAAGACTAAATAGGGGGTAACCTACTTATGAAAATCAGAGTATTAAAGGGTTATTTAGCACATGAAGGCGAGATGTATGGCAAAGGCGAAGTAGTCGACATCAAAAAGAAAACGGTTGCGTTGTCCTTGCTTGAATCTGATAAGTTTGAATCTGCTGAAGATGATCCTATCGAAGTACCGGAACCATTGGAAGTCGTTCCAGATGAACCAGAAGAAGAAATGGAATTACCTGAAGTTGATGCGGAAGTTACGGTGAAAAAATAATGCGATTTAGAGATTACATAGAAAGCGATATTGACGATGTATTCCTTAATGAAGACGAATTCGCCGAAGGGCATAATCTAAATGGCACAGTAGCTAAAGCGATTATCCAATCGCCAACGGCGAGGGAGTCGTTCCTATCTAATGGCTCTCACGTATCAAATGACGGATTACATGGGGTGTCTGTATTTGTGTATTGCAAATTAAAGGACATCCCTGAAATTCCATCACAGGGGAACGTATTCCGATTAGATGGTGATGTGTACATCGTTCAAAGTGCAACGGAAGAAGATGGATTAGTGTCTATCGAACTTAGAGCAGAAGCTAGAGGCGGTGTTGACGGATGGTTGAGCTAGAACTTGATAAAAGTGCAGTGAAAACAATTGAAAAAGCACTGGAAACATTAAAAGAAGATAGAGTTCGACGTGTCTGCCAAGCCGCATCTAAGCGTGCTGCAACAACCGCAAGAAAAGCAGGTACGCAAGCACTACGTAATATCTACGCCATTAAAGGTGTATCGGTCGTAAAGTCTGGTGTATCTATTAATAAATTGAATGATGGCACAGAAATGCGTATCAAAGGTGGTTATACTAGCGCTCAAAAGTACTTTAAGATTAAATCGCTTAAACGAAAAGGTGTGTTTGTGTCTATTAAAAAAGGTACAGAAACAAAGGTACCAAATGGCTTTGTTAGTGCATCTGGTATATTCATGAAACGCCAAGGCAAGGACCGATACCCATTAAAAGGGATATATGGACCAGCCTTACCGCAAATGTTTGGTAATGAAACTGTTATGAATGCCATGCAAAAAGAAGGCATGGAAATGTATGAAAAGCGCCTATATCACGAATTAGAGCGTGCGTTAGGAGGTAACTAATGACACCATTAGATGTATCAGACGGCATTGCCGCCTATCTCATGGATGAGTTGCGCAAGCTAAATGAAACAAGTGATGTTACCACGAACCCTATTCGAGTATGGAGCGGGTTCTTACCAAGGGTGGATAAGAATGAAGATAAGCGCAAGTTATGTCCAGCCGTAGTAGTGCATCCGTATTCTGTTAGTGATGCGGATAGTTCGACGGTAGGTATTACTGTATTGGTAACTACTTATGACGAGGCCTTAACAAAAGGTCATGTCGGACTATATCACCTCTTAGAGGTAGTGCGTGAGCGGTTACTATCTGATAATCCAGTAGCACTTAAATATGAAATTAAGGAGAATACCGTTAATACAACAATTCCTGATGATCAACCATACCCTCAATGGGTTGGATATCTTGAATTTGAAGTGTACATTCCAGTTATTCGTAGAAATCTTAACAAGATATTTACGGATAATAAAGTAATTGAATAGGAGACAACGATGAACCCTGTTGTATATGTTGGGCCTTCGTTCCGCAGTAGCCGGTTAAATCAATTCATGGTATTTAGCGACGGTGCACCACTGCCGGAAGCGGAAGACCCTATTTTTATGCATTTATTCGTGCCTCTGGACGAACTCAACCAAGCAATGATTGATGTGAGAACACAAGGCACACAATTAAATGTATTCTATGTTAACGCATTGAAGAATTATAAAGGAGTGAAGTAAATGGCCTTTTATCATGGCGTCAAAACAAGTGAGCAAGCTACCTCTGTAATTGCTCCTGTCCAAACTACTGCCGGCCTTCCAATTGTGTTCGGTACTGCACCTGTACACCTTACAGAAGACCCTAATGCGGTAGTCAACAAGCCAATTATTTGCTACAGCTGGGAAGAAGCTGTTCAACAACTTGGCTACTCTGAAGATTGGGCACATTTCACATTATGTGAAGCGATGTACGCACAATTCAAATTATATGGTGTAGCTCCAATCGTATTTGTTAATGTATTGGATCCTGCTAAGCATAAGAAATCCACTACAACAACTGCTACATTGGCAGAAAAGAAATGTGTAGTAAAAGCAGCAGTATTGCTCAATACCTTGCAAGTATCTAGTGGTGGTCAAACAGGTGTGGCCAACACAGATTACACGGCAGCATTTGATGACAAAAATCAATTGGTTATCTCTGTTATCAAAGGCGGAAAGTTTGATGCAGCTACTACCTTAAACCTTACTTATGATGAACTTGATGCAGAAAACTTCGATTATAAAAATGTAATCGGCGGTGTGGATAGTAACGAAAAGGCAACAGGATTTGAATTGATTGATACAATTTATCATCATTTTGGTATTGTACCTGGTCTTATTGCTGCGCCTGGATTCTCTCAAAATCCTACAGTGGCTTCCGTAATGAAAGCGAAATCTCGTGTTATCAATAACTTGTTTGGTGCGACTACTTTGGTTGATATCGATACTACACAAGTTGTTAAATATACAGATGCATATGAATGGAAGAAAGGTAATAGTTATACAGGTGAATCTGAAGTTGTATGTTGGCCAATGGTTCGCAATGGTGACTACATGTTCCATATGTCTACGCATATTATGGGCATTATTGGTAAATGCGATGCATCTAATAGTGATATCCCTACGCTATCCCCTTCCAATAAATCCATGAACATCACAGGCTTGTGCTTAGCTAATGGTAAGGAAGTAATGCTTACACATTCCCAAGCTAACTTATTGAACTCTCAAGGGATTATGACGGCTGTTAATATCAATGGTTGGGTATCTTGGGGTAACTACACAGGTGCATATCCTGGCACAACTGATGTTAAGGATACGTTTATTTGTGTACGACGGTTCAATGATTGGGATGACCAAACATTTATCCTTACGTATTGGCAAAAAGTAGATATGCCTATCTTGCCACGTAACATCAAGACAATTCTTGATAGCGAAACAATCCGTCTTAACGGTCTTACTTCGCGTGGCTTTATCTTGGGTGGTCGTATTGAGTTTAAAGAAGCAGAAAATCCTACAACAGATTTGTTGAATGGTATTATTCGCTTCCATAAATATCGTACGCCTCCAATTCCTGCGCAAGAAATTGAAAGTATTTCTGAATACGACGTTTCCTATTTCAAAACGCTATTTCAAACAGTATAGAAAGGGGTAATTGATTATGGCATCTATCAATCAAGTGCCGGAAGTACTTAATGACTTCCGTGTATATGAAGAAGGTTCTGACAACTGTTTAGGTGTTGCCAAAGTGGAATTACCTAGTGAATCTGTAATGACTCAAACTGTAAAAGGTGTGGGTATTGCAGGTGAAGTAGAAGCGCCAGTTATTGGACACTACTCCTCTATGGAAACAAAACTTACTTGGAACACTCCAACAGAAACTACACACCGCCTTACAGGTGGTCGTGGCGTACGCTTAGAAGTACGTGGTGCTATCCAATGTTGGGATAGTGGCAAAGATAAATATGTAATCGTGCCTACACGTGCTGTTATTCGTGGCCGTGCTAAATCTAAAGAAAATGGCACATATGAATCTGGCAATACTATCGATGCAACGAACACAATCGAAACTACATACTTGAAACTCGAACAAGATGGCAAGGTAGTTCGTGAAATCGATAAATACGCCTATAAAGATTCTATTTCTGATGGCACCGACTTCCTTGGCGATGTTCGTGCTGCACTCGGTATTTAGTCTGTAGAAAGGACGATCACTAATGAGTAAACATAACACTATGAACGAAACACATGAACAAACAGGTATTGAATTAGTAAAAGCTGGTCATTCCTTACAATTTGAAGGCATCAGCGGGTACACATTAATTAAATGCGAAAAGTCCGCTAAGGGTGAAGATAAAACTATTACAGTTCCGGCATTATCCATGACGTATCAAGCACATGTAGCAGCTGCTGTATGCGGATGTAAAGTGGATGATATTTATAGTCTCCCGGCTGCCGATTTCACTAGAGTGTGCTTAGAGGTACAGAATTTTTTGCTCAATTCCGAAAAATAACAGACCTAGAACGGTATTTTACTGAGTGTGCAATTACGTGTAGTAAATACACTAGCACACCGATGGACTACTTCATTCGAGAGCTAGACGTGGATGAGTTCATAGTCCACGTTCGGCTCATTAGTGATAGTATCGAGCGCGAGAATAAAACAATGAAAGGGAGAAAATAATGGCCAATAAAGTCTTAGAAATGGCGATTGCCATTAAAGGTAAACTCGATGGCGGGTTATCTTCCTCCGTATCAAAAGCATCTCAGGAACTCAATAAATTATCTAATGTAATCAAAGATCAACAGGCGCAATATAGAAAACTACAAGCTATATCGCAAAAGACTGGTAATGTTAGCGATAGGAACGCAGCAATTGCAGCTGAGCAAAAGCTGAATTCTATGTTACAACGGCAAGCCCGGTTACGGTCTAATATCGCAAGTCAGACGGCGCATCAAAATGCAATCAGTAAAATGGGTGGTGCAAGTCCTTTAGCAGGTGCTGCATCAGCTGCGCAAGGTGCTAGTGCTGCGGTAAGTGGTATTACAGGAAAGCTTGCAAGTTTCGCTATGGTTGCCGCCGGTGGGTTTGGTATTGGTGCCATTATAGATAATGTAGTAAATGCTGGCGAAGCACTTTATCAATTGTCTAATAAATTACATATGACAACCGCTGAAACGGCACAATTTAAGAAGATTATGACATTAAGTGGTGTTGATGTAGAAGCGGCCGCAAAGTCTTTCGCTAAAATGGATAAGACTTTGGCTGGTGGCGGTAAAAGTGCTGAAGCTTTGCAAGGATATCTCAGTCAATTTGGTGTATCCTTAACCGATGCCAATGGCAAGTTATTGCCTATGAATCAACAGTTGGATGCAATGGCTAAAGGTTACCAAAATGCGGTAGCACAAGGCCGGGGACAAGAATTCATGCTTGAAACGCTAGGTGCAAAAGGCATGGAGCTTACTAAAGTATTTGAGAACTATGCAGATGCACAAGCGGCCGCATCACAAATCAAAGGCGTCGGAATAGATCCTAAATCACTCCATGAAATATGGCTACAAATGAACATCTTGAAAGCGGAAGCTACGCAAGTTGCATTAGGGTTGGCACAAGCCTTTATACCGATTGCTCAGCAAATATTACCGGCACTAATACCGGTATTGCAAGCTGTTGTAACCTTCATGAAGGATAATAAGGAAGCTATTGCCGCCGTAGTCACTAATGGATTGAAATTAGCCTTACTGTATGGTACGGCTACAAAACTAGCATCAGGTATTACTACAATTACCACGGCATTTAAAGGTGTAGAAACGGCAACGGGTGCATTTAAAGCAGCGGGTGCATTAATAGGTGGTCCATGGGTAATCGCTATCATGGCGATTATTGCGGTGATATACCTATTAGTAACTAATTGGGATACTATCTGTGCCACGTTAACATCTGTTTGGGATAGTGTATGTTCTGGATTGAGTTCAATATGGGATAGCGTATGTTCTGCTTTAAGTTCCGCATGGAGCGCCATTATATCCGGTATTATGGCTGTAATTAATGGATTCTTATCATTAGGCCTTAGCGCATTTAATGCATTGAAAGTGGCAATAATTGCTTATGTAAATCTATGGTTAAACCTACCAACATATATTGGTATGGCCGTAGGATTCATAATAGGCATTATTTTGCGATTGCCAGAGATTGCGGTACAAGTTGGTACTGCTGTTATATCTGCCGTTGTATCGTTCGCGACAGAGTGTTATAACTTCGCAGTAACTACTTTTAGTGCTATGGTCGATGATATTTATAACTTTTTAATCAATTTGCCTATGTACATGATCACTTTAGGCGCTGAATTCGTAGCGGCAGTTATCTCGTTTGCTTCTGAAGCGTATGCTACGGCTACCTCTTGGATTAGTAATTTAGTTAATGGTGTTATTGATTTCCTTGTAAAATTACCTAGTGCCTGCGCCGAAGCCGGAGTGGCGTTTGTAGCGGCTGCAGAGCAATGGGCGAGTGATGCCTATAATGCTGTGTTAAACTGGATAAGTCAAATTCCGAGTGCTGTATCTAATGCAATCGCAGGAGCATGGGAGAGTATTAAGGCTCAATTTAGTGGCGGTTTCACAGTTGGTGTTTCCGCAGCTGGAGAGGTTGGTAAGAGAGCAAACGGCGGTGTTATTACATCCCCAGAATTATCATGGATAGGGGAAGCTGGTTATCCAGAAGTTGTAGTTCCTATTGATGGTAGTGCTAATGCTATGAATTTATGGCAAACGGCCGGACGAATGTTAGGTGTGAGTGGTGCGCAGTCAGCTGTAGTGCCTACTGTATCATTAGCACCTAGCGTACCTGTGACATCCTCATCTAGTAATAGTGGGGCGCCTGTACAGATTACATTTGCACCAGTTATTAATGCTGGTAATGGTTCAACTGATGATATTATGTCGGCATTGGACGCTAAAATGCGTGAATTTGAACAAATGATGCGTAGCTATACCGCCGGACAACGGAGGTTAAGTTATGACTAGTTATACAACAATACAAGGGGATATGTGGGATTTAATCGCTTATAAGGTGTATGGCAACGAACGATACATTAATCTATTGTTAGAAGCAAACCAAAAACATCGTAATACGGCGATATTTTCCGCTGGTGTTGTGTTAACATGCCCAGATGTTCCTGCTGATTCCTTGCCTGAATTCTTACCACCATGGAGGCGATAGTATATGAGCTTACAAAAGAGCCTAGCTAAGGTCCAGAAATGGAAGAAAGATTTAACGCCACAAACGAAGTTAGCACGGCGGGCATGGTGTACGATTGGTTACCAACATTGGGGGAGTAAGGAGTCAAAGGACATCACCGACGATATTAGTAAATACCTTCTTGATGTAACTTTCACAGATAACCTTTCAGGAACTGTAGATGACGTGGCTATCTCACTAGAAGATAGGGGCCGTCTATGGGTCGGCGATTGGTACCCTGTGAAAGGGTCATTACTAGAAGTGGCAATTAATACCGTAGCATGGGAGAAATTAGGGGATGAACAATTTACGTTTCCAATCGGCAAATTTGAAATTGATGAATTCGAGGGCAGTAGCCTTCCTGATGTAGTTAAAATCAAAGGTGTCGCTATTATCGGTAGTACTGACTTGCGGGAGAAAAAGAAAGACAAATCGTGGAAAACTACAACGCTTAAAGCGATTGCTACCGAGAAAGCAAAAGATAATAAATTAAAGCTAGTATGGGATGCGGATTTTGACCCACCGTTAAAAGATGCATCACAAAGTGCTGAATCAGACCTCGCATTCTTGCAGAAACTATGCAATGATGCGGGGTTTTCTCTTAAGGTATCCACTGAACAGTTGATTATATTCGATGATTACAAATACGAAAACGTGAAGCCTAAAGTTATAATTCGTAGACCAGGTGGCCAATATCAACCTGTACAGACGAAGGAAGGCGAGCAACCGCCTTTGATTATTACTAGAGCCTTATCTTATTCGTACAAAAGTAAAACTCGTGAAGTATATCGAGCATGCCATGTGAAATATACAGATAAGGATAAGAAATCCGTTATCGAGGATACATTCGAAGATCCTGACCGTAAGGGTCACACGTACCTTGCTGTATTAGAGGTTAATGAACAGGTTAAAGATAAGGCTGAGGCAAAGAGATTGGCTAAAAAGAAGCTAAGAGAAGCCAATAAAGAAGCCGATACAATGTCTTTTAGTTTTCCTGGCAATCCTCTTATTATGGCATCGGTTACGGTTAATCTCGAAGGATTTGGGGCGTTCGATGGTAATTATTTAATTACTAAAGCAACGCATACATTAGGGGCCAATTATTCAACGTCGATTGATGTAAGGAGGTGTTTAAATGGCTACTGACATATTATCCACATTAGTGGATATGATATTTATTGGAAATGTTTCAAGTACAATTCCTGAAGAAGGTAAAGCCGTTGTTACACGCCTAGATAGAGAAGGTGTTGTAACGGCGCCATTATCTGTCATTAATCGAGGTGCAGCACATGATAAGGACTATTGGATGCCGGCTATTGATGACCAGGTATTGTGCATTATGTTGCCTAATCGGTCCGGACGTGGGTTTTCCGATGGATTCATTATTGGCACATTCTTTAGTAGTGCGGATCCGACTCCAGGCGGTGCGGATAATGGTAAACGTGTGCTTACTGTTCCTGGAGATATGACTCTTAATGTTGGAGGTACTTTATCAATTAATTCAAGCGGTGGGGATGTAGTGGTCAATGGTATTTCCTTAGTTCATCATGTGCATGGCGGTGTAGTGTCTGGTGGTTCTACAACATCAGGACCAGAATAGGAGGTATAGATGTATATCGGTTATTTGGCGGATATAGTATTTTATACCGCATTAGATAATGTTCTTACTGTATCGGATGTAACGCGTTCAGGTAGTGCTCGATGGGAAAAGCACAATTTGATGTTAGAAAAGCCTGTCAAACAATTTAGCGGACCTGATGTGGAACAAATTACATGTAAGATTCTTATTTCTGCATCACTTGGACAATCTCCAGATAGTACTGTTAAGAAATTGCGAAATTATCGCGATACGGGGGCTGTATTACCGTTTATTATCGGTGGTAAACCTGTTAGTCAAAACTACTTTGTCATCATGTCTATGAGCGAGGATAGCTTATTCACGGATGCATACGGTAAGACTCAATCTATTGAGGTTTCTCTAACTCTTGAGGAATATTCGGATAATAATACAGTAGAAGAAAAGTCCATGCTAAATCAATATGGTCAGAAGTTCAATAAAGTTAATACGATATTGAGGAGGTTCTAGCCATGTCAGCAACGTATGAAATTAAACCAGTAACTGACAATAGGATATCGCTAGCACCTGAAAGTGAAGTCGCTGAGATTTTGCAGAATGTGCAAACGATTATTTCTACTGTTCGTGGTAGCGTGCCACTAGATAGGGAGTTTGGTATTGATGGTCGCATTATTGATATGCCTATCCATCAGGCGCAAGCTCATCTATCTAACGACATATTCCAACAAATTAAACGGTATGAACCACGTGCCAAAATTAGTGATATATCATTTACCGCCACACAAAATGGGGCGTTGATTCCGAAAGTGATGGTGACTGTATGAGATTATCTGATTTACCTAATGTTGAGTTTTTTAACACAGATAAAGAACACGTTCAACAGAAGGTATTTGATATTTACACAACAATAACAGGGCGAACCTTGGGAGAGGGCGATCCTGTTACTTTGTTTTTAAATGTAATTTCGGAAATTATTATCCGATTATTGAACGATGCAAATTATGCAGCTAAACAAAATCTATTAGCCTATGCAGAAGGCGATAACTTGGACCATGTTGGAGCTGTTCCTGCTGCTGTTGAGCGATTAAAGGCAACGAAAGCGACTACAACAATTCAAGCAACATTGTCAGCAGTGCGCACGAACTCTGTCATTATTCCAAAGTGGACTAGAATATCAACTGGAAGTGGCGAATATTTTGCTACTGTTGAGGATTTGGTTATTCTACCAGGTCAACTTAATGGATCCGTAAAAGCAGAAGCACAAATTGCCGGGGCGCGAGGCAATGGGTTTAAGCCGGGCGATATAAGTACAATTATTGATCCTATAGCTTATGTGGATACGATGCGTAATATAACTCTATCTGAAGGTGGTTCTGATACAGAGGACGACGAATCGTATCGCGAACGTATTCATGAGGCTCCAGAATCGTTCTCTGTGGCAGGCCCTGAAGGGGCGTATGAGTATTTTACAAAGTCCGCGTCGCACCTTGTGGCAGATGTAGGCGTATCTTCTCCACGTCCAGGTGAGGTTAATATTTATCCCTTATTAGCAGGAGGAGGACTTCCTGGGCAAGAATTGCTCACGACTATTACGGATTATTTATCTGATAAGAAACGTAGGCCTCTGACTGATAAGCTAACTGTATTAGCACCTACTACTACGCAATATAACATCGACGCTAAGTATTACATTGAAAAAGGCGCCGATGCAACGGTGGTAAAAGCTAAGGCAGATAAAGCAGTTAATGACTATGTTATATGGCAAAAGTCAAAATTGGGCCGTGATATAGTACCCAGTCGATTGGTTCAAATGCTCATGGATGTATCCGGAATTAAACGCGTTGAAGTAACGGCACCTATATTTACCCCGATTGCAGAACAAAGCGGCGTGGCAGTAGCCAATACAATCGCTGTAGCGCTCGCAGGAAGTGAGGAAGAATGATACTTGATAGCAAGTATACTAGTGCGGAGCATCTTCCGTCCTCAATCGATAGGGAACCAGTTAAGTCCCTTGCTAAAACGTGGGATGATATGCTGGCCGAATTTATGAATACGAATACTCTGCTATTATGGTCGTCTATTGATACTGAACCAGAGAGTGTAATTGATCATTTAGCGTATCAATTACACGTGGATGACTATGATAGTGGGTTACCGATAGAGACTAAACGTGAAATGGTGAAGAACTCAATTGATATTCACCGCCATAAGGGCACGCCGTATGCTGTTGAAAAGGCCGTACAGACTATATATTCTGATTCAAAAATCGAAGAATGGTTCGAATATGGCGGAAAACCGTACTATTTTAAGGTTACGCTAATCACGGCACCGTTAAGAGGTAAAGCAGATATAGCTAAGCTTGTACGCGCTATTAATGCTGCTAAAAATGTACGGTCCTGGTTAGATGGTGTTGAATTTATTCGCAAAATAAAAGAAAATTTGTACTTTACAGGTTGGTGCGAAGTATCTAAAAAAGTAAACATCAGATGCGATTTTACCAGAGCATGGCATATAAATTTAAATGCGCATATGACGTCTTATGCGATTGAGAATAAAAAAACAAAGATTAATGTAATACTCGATAATAGTATTAGATAGGAGGAATATATGGCAGAATGGTCAAATGCAATTATGACTGATGTCGGTAATGCACTTCAAGCAAAAGTAAATGCAGGGCAAACCAAATTAACCTTTACTAAAATAAAGGTGGGGAGTGGTGTTAATGCAACAAATCCATTAGCGCTAACAGATGTAATCTCCTCTAAATGGGAGACTACTAATATTATTGTTAAACGTGAAGGAAAGATAGTAAGTGTTGATACATTTATTACAAATAGCGGCATAACAGAAGCCTTTCGAATGTCGGAAATTGGGCTATTTGCAAATGATCCCGATAAAGGCGAAATACTATATGCATACTTAACAGATCCTGAACCTGATAGAATGCCGGCAGAAGGGGGTGCAGTTGTTGTATCTCAAGAGCTAACTATCGGAATGATGTTTAGTAACACTGGCAATGTATCACTCACAGTTAATATGGGGGCGCTAGTTAATCAGGAACAACTTAAAGAGCATAACTCATCTACTTCATCTCACTCTCCTATAACAGACCAAATCAAAGCAATCCTTGGAAGTGCAAATTGGAAAGACACTCCTGCTAGTACACTTGTTACAATTAAAAATTTGTTGGGGCAAGGTGCTATCGTGGCATCCAAACTCGATGCTAATGCAGGATTTGTTAAGTTCGCTAATGGTTTCACTATCCAGTGGGGAATATCCTGGTTTGATTCCAATAGGTACTACAAAGATATTCCGCTACCGATTAACAGTACTGTTCTGGTATCCTTAGCCACCGACGACTCTGTCAGTGTTGCGACTTCTGGATCGGAATGCTTTATTTCGTGGAACAGTGGATTTTCTCAATCTAATAGAACCGCAATCAGATTCTTAACTAACAGAGCAGATACTGGAAGTTTTGTGTGGATAGCCGTCGGATTATCTTAATACCCAGTGGGGAGTGGGTGGTCAAGATAACGTAACTAAGACAGAGGTACGATTTCCTATCAAATTTACAACTTTATTCATGGCGAACGCTATAGATGCGTACTGGTCAGGCTCTGACACGCCTAGGTATTTCGCTAACTCCGTGTCAGAGAGCAACGCAACTAAGGCCGTATTTTCGGCAAGTGATAGATATGCTGCTTCTTATTACTGGTTCGCACTAGGGAAAATTTAATTACCTATAATCAGAAACATAATCTTGTCACCAACACCTTGCTGCCCTCTATAATCACTATCCTTGTACGTCAACTGATTTCTAGATGTCGATAAAATGATTTCAGAAAATGAATAATCACCGTTATATCTTGTTGCAGAAACGGCGATAGTTTTATTACTGAACTCTATCGGATATCGCACAGTCCATGGCTTTGGTTGATTATTAGCATTAAATAATACCCACTGGGGAGTTATTTTAATAATTCTATGGCTTTTCGTAGCTCACGAATAGTCTTATGTGTGTATACCCTGGTGGTAATATCGCCTTGTTTGTGGCCTAGTAAAGAACGTAATGTGTTGGGCAGTGCTACCGAGTCAAGTAAACTTGCAAATGTATGACGAGTATCGTGGATAGTATGCTTACAATTTAACTGTTTCATAATATCCTTGAAATTCTTATGGAATGTTGTGTAACTGATGGTGAATAGATATGCTTCGGTGCTGGTGTATACTTGCTCTATTAGTGGCATGATGCGGTGATGTATAGGAATGATACGGCCTTCACCGGCTTTCGTTTTAGCGTGTCTTACGATGAGGTATGACGATCGCCTATGGATGTCTTGCTTACGTAAATTAAGAAGCTCACCTATGCGGAGACCGGTGTATAGCAGTATTAAAATCATTTGGGAATAAGAATTATCTATCGCCCATAATTTGTTGATTTGTTGGCGAGTGAATACTCTTCTTTTAATCATTGGTATATTGGGCCCTAGATTTAAGTGTGAGGCGTAATTAGTGATAGGGTAATCTTGGATGATTGCGTAATTAAATAATTGATTAAGTAACGTGCGGACTTTCTTACATGATGAGTAAGAAAGTCCTTTTACGTGCATGGAATTAATCACATTTTGAAGGTGCTGAAAATGAATATCCGTGATAGGCATATCCGCTATGTTGGATATGTGTTTAAAAGCAATATGGTAAGACTTAACGACACTCTTAGTAATAGCTTGTGAGTGAATAGGCAACCACTCGTTAAATAGTTGCCTTAATGTAATGGTATTGCGTTGTCTACGTTTTAGTATAACGGCGTAACGGCGCATAATTTCACCTCCGAAAGGATGCTACTATGAATCAATATGTATTTATTTTAAATGACAAAGGGGAGCGTATTACATCCCTGTGTGATAACACGTTGAGCCGTGATGATATTATGGCGCAAGCTGAACACGATTATCCAAATGCACAATATGTGTATTCTGCAGATGGTGACAGTATGCTAGATGAATTTATGAGCGGTAAATTGTATGTAAACGGAAAATTTATTGAGCCTGATCCGTATGTTCCTACAAAGGAAGATAAGATTAACGCTATAAAAGCTGAATATGAACCCCGCTTCAAAACGCTAGAAGAAGCGCAACGTAGATTGCTACTTATGGGAAAACCTACTAATGCAATTAGCACTCAATATATCAAGTTGAATAACGAAATGGTCGCACGAATTAAGGAGGTGCAATAATATGCCTAAATATATCGGTGATAGCAAAGTTCCTGTTATGGAATTCTGTGAGTACTGCTGGGAGGTACTCAACGATGACGGTACATGTCCAACAGAAGGATGCGTGCACAATGATTTAATGGCTTTAGATGAAGAATCATAAGGGCATGGGGGAGTGAATGGATATTCTTAATGATATTTTAATCATGCTCATCAGTGGTATATCGCATGAACATATAGTCAGTATGGGGGTAGTGATTATTTTAACCACTACATTGTTATTTGTGGACACAATACAGCGAATTGCTGCAGAAGTGTTGCGGTATAACAAGGATAATCACAGACCTAATAATCCTATTACGCTACTAACAACGTTAGCCTGGTACGGATGGGGAAAAGGTAGGTATATTGATGAAACCACTGGTGAACGGCGTAGATATTTAATGAGTGAACGCCTTAGAGGTGATTTGTTAAAGAAACTATGCGTTCAATATCCGGCATGGATGATATTATCCATCGTTTTTATTTCGTTGCCAGATATCCCTATTCCAAATACAGACTTATTCTTAGACCATCTTTTTTCTTACGCGTTTATGTTGATACCATTTTTGGCAGAATGTTGGTCTATCGTCGAAAATTTACGAGAAATGGTTGAAGATGATCTAATCGACATTGGAAAGATGTTTCAATATACAATTGAAATTATAAAAGCATGGAGGGGTAATGGATAAGCTAGCTATCATTAATCGCATCAAGCGGTCCTATCAGTCTATCCGAATAGCTGGTATACGGCCAACTGGTGTACTAGCAACGAGGGCTCTAGTCCTCGTCATGCTAGTACCGATGATATTAGTCGTTGCCCAGTATGCGCTATCAACGATTAGAGGTTATGTGTCACCTGAAGCGAATCAACTTATCGATAAGGGCGTATTAATTATTGACCATATTAACGTTCCGTCGGTACTTATGGCTATCGTAGGCTTGTGTGGCATGTTCATCGATAAGAACCATAACGGGATACCAGATAAGTTAGAGGAGCCTAATACGTTGCCTATGAACAAACCTGGCATACAGCAATTAGCGGATGACGTTAACCATGATGAGAGGGGGAAATAAATGTTTCGACAAATTACAATGGACGAGTTAAAAGACCTAGCGCTAGACGCGTACGGCAAAATTGAAAAGGCATACTACCATTGGACTGGCGTCAAAGGTGGTAAGCACTTCAAGGATTACCATATTAACATTGACCGAGATGGCTTAATGTGGACCGATATGGAGGCTTTAACCGATTATAAGGAACACACCTATATGCGCAACAGTAACGCAGTAGGCATTGCTATTGAGGCATGTTGGGATGCAGTTAGTGAAAATAATTTAGGTAGTGAACCACCAACAAAAGCACAGTTAACCACTATGACACAGATTATGGCAGTGCTCGCTATTAACGCGGGTGTACCACTTGACATACAACATCAAATGACACACGCTGAAGCGGCCGATAATAAGGACGGCCTAGACCTCTATTATTTAGATCCGACTGGTTATCATAACAACACATATGGCCCAGACTCCAACGTTGACCGATGGGACCTCTTAGTGTGTCATACAGGTGATGAACGATGGAGCGGTGGCGACTGGTTACGTGGCACAGCTCGATGGTGGGGAAATCAGTGGGGCAGTAATATTTAGGAAGGAGCATTTATGTATGAAACTATCAAGAACAAAATTGTATCTGCGTTTACTGTTAAGCGCGTTATTTGTGGTGTGCTTAGCATTCTTATCATCGGTTTCGCATGCAGCCTCATCGGAGGGTACCTCGACACAAGAGCCGACTATCAACGTACCCGTGAGCAGTTGGAACGAACTCAAAGGGCGCTTGATGAAAGCAGAAAGCTCAATCAACAACTCAAAGCAAGCATTGCAGCAAGCCAGCAACTTAACAGCGACGCAGGGCGACGAATTGAGCAAGCTCAAAACTATCAACAACAAACAGGGGCAGGAATTGAGCGACTTGAAAGCAATCAACGAGAAACAGGGGCAAGAATTAACGAAAGCCTCCAATCTCTTGACGACGCAAGAAGCGAAATTGAACGAAGCCTCGACGTCATTAGAAGAATTGAAAGCGCAAATCAAACGCAACAAACGAACAGAACAGCGCCTTAAAAGGCAACGTGACACATGGGCCGTGGTAAGCGGTGTATTAGGATTAGCAGGTGCAATTCGTCGATGACTGAGAGGTGATCCATACATCTCCTGAGCATGAGCAGGTGGACTCATGGATTGACTATATAAAAGACCTTACCAGGATATAACTTGGTAAGGTCTTTTTTTTATATTTAATTTATTGCATACAATCTAAAAATATGGTGTAATTAGGGTAATAATAGGAGGTGGGAGTAATGCTGAAAATTCTTAATTGTAATCCACATTTTATGAGGGACCCAGTGCCCGTGTCGAACTATGCTGAAGCGTGGGACGTAATATGTTCCATGCAAAGGGAATTAGGTCAAGGGATACTTGCTGTTGACAGAGAGGCTTGGGAAGTTTTGGGATTAGCTGAGCATTTCCCTGAATTTGTTTGGAAAGAAAATGTAAAGGCGGTATACATTAATAGCGATAAATCGTTACTGATTCCTGCCCCAAGGAGATATTGTAGATCTAATGTTTTGAAGCTTATCAAATTCTTTGGACTCCACTATTCTATCCGAGAAATATAAATGTATATATGACATCATTTTGACATCATATTATATAAAAATATAGTGAAATATAAATAGATACGCTAGTAATCGAGCTAGATAATTGCTGTATTTATAAGTTTTGTGTGTGAACTTTAAATGCCACGCCATCTTGAGGGGGTGGTGAGCTAACGCTCGTGCGGGTTCAAGTCCCGCCAACCGCACCATTTCAATTTACTGTTTAACAGATTGTAACGCATTATAACAAACTATAACGCAAGCAGTAATTATATAACAATTTAGAAAAGGAACAATAACAAATCGTAATCCATTGTAACGATAATTTGCCCCTTTTTTGCCCCCCTTTAAATGATAAATATTTGTCCCCTTTTATATGAGGGCTATAATAGCCACTGCACATGATGCGGTGGCTTATTTTATTATTGTCTTTAGACTGGTTCGCGACATAGTCGCGAATCATAAAACCACCCGCTATGCGGGTGCGGCAACGAAAGTTATACAAAAAATCACCTTGCTTAAGTATAATGTAGGTGT